GGTGCGTCTTACACAAAAGAACAATTAAAAGGCTACAGCTCATCATACTTTCCAAAAATTGGAGATTCGCCAAAGACAATAAAAGACAAAGAAGCTCGATTGTCAAATATAGTTGAGGCAGCAAAAATTGCCGCTGGCCGAGCTGCCAAACTTGTACCTCTAGTAGAGTCAGGCAACAATCCACCAGCAGGCGCACCGCCTACCGCCAAACAAGCACCTGATGGCAAATGGTATGCGCCTGATCCTGCTAGACCTGGCAAATACTTACAATATTAAAAGGATTGAAATGGCTGGCACACCTGTTGATTTTGACCCATTTGCGCCTCAACCCAAGGCGGTTGATATTGATCCTTTTGCGCCTAAAAAGCGTTCATGGATGGATGTTGCTGGAGAATCATTAACCAGCATTCCTAAAAGTGCCGTTGCATTAGCAGGAAATCTTTATGATGTGGCAACTGACCCTGTTCAAACCGCAAGAAGTATGGGGCAACTGATTGTTGGTGGTACAGAAAAATTGATGGGTAAGCCTTATTTTGATAACGCAAGTGGTCGGGCGGTTCGTGAACAAGGTAAAGCGGCATTAAGCGCCGCTGGGGAATATTTGAAAAACCGTGTTGGTAGTGAAGAAGCAATTAAAAATACACTAGCTACCGACCCTGTGGGCGTTGCGGCTGATCTTTCTTTATTGTTTTCTGGTGGCGCTGGTTTAGCTGCAAGAACGCCTATGCTGACAAGAGCTGCGCCTGTATTAAGAACAGCCGCAAGCGTAATTGATCCAATAAATTTGGCAGGAAAAACTATTGGCAAAACTTATGACTTGACAGGTGGTTTAGTTAAATCAGGTCTTGGAATGAAAACAGGTGTAGGAACGGAAGCAATTGAGCAAGCGGCGCAATCAGGTCGCCAAGGAAATACAACATTTCTTGAAAATATGCGCGGTGATGTACCGATGACCAATGTGCTTGATGACGCACAGGCCAATCTTGCTCAAATGAATCTGAATAAGCAAAAAGATTATCGTTCGGGCATGGTTGACATTAAGAAAGACAAATCTGTGCTTGATCTTTCTAATGTTGAAAATGCTTTGATAAATGCAGAAAACACAATTGGTTTTAAGCAATCAGGTATACCTAAAGATGCAAAAGCTGTCGAAGTTTTAAAAAATATAAAAGCAAAAGTAGATAAATGGAAAAATCTTGATCCCGCTGAATACCATACGCCTGAGGGTCTTGATTACCTAAAGCAAAGCCTTTGGGAAGATTTTGGCAAGCTAGGCAAAGACGAAAAATTAGCTTATTCCGTTGGCAAACAAATCTATGATTCTGTAAAGAACGAGATTGGCAAGCAAGCGCCAACTTATGCAAAGGTGATGAAAGAATACAGCGATGCAAGCGAGCTGACCAAAGAAATTGAAAGAGCTTTATCGCTTGGACAAACCGCATCTGCTGACACGGCAATGCGTAAACTTCAATCGTTGATGCGTAACAACGTAAACACAAACTACGGTCAGCGACTTAACCTTGCCCAACAATTAGAAAGTGCTGGTGGTAGGGATTTGATGCCTGCATTGGCTGGTCAAGCGTTAAGCAGTAAATTACCAAGAGGTTTGCAAAGCGCTACTAATATTCCATCTGCATTTTTGGCGTATGGAACTGGCGGCCCAGCATTGGCGGCTGTTGATCTGTTGGCATCATCTCCTAGATTGGCAGGCGAGGCATCATACAAATATGGTCAACTTGCAAATGCCTTAACACAAGGTCAGCAAGCGGTTTCCAAAGCCATACCTATGACGGCAAAACAAGCTAGATTGGCGGCTCTTTTAGGGTCACAATCTAATCCATACGCAATTGGGGGGCAGCAATGAGTTACGCCCTTGTTGTTTTGTTTTTAATCCTTGAAATATGAGATTGATTTACGCCATATTTAGCAGCAAGTACGGATTGTGTTTCCGTGCTAGCGCAAATCATGGCAATTTCGTCATCAGTCAATCTTCCATTCCAATGATTCAATCCATAGTTATGGCGGCGTTTTTTTGCTGTGTCGGCGTTGTTTTCTGCTTTTGTGCCTATTTGAAGATGGTCGGGGTTTACGCATGGTGGGTTGTCGCATTTGTGCATAATTATTTTGCCATCAGGTATTTGACCTACAAAAAGCTCATAAGCATAGCGGTGCGCTCTAACAGTTTTGCCTCCAGCAATCATAAAAATGCCATACCCATATCCATTTTTAGTTCCTTGCCAAATCCAGCATTTGTCGGTTTTTTGAATTTTTGCTTCAAAAGCATCTTTTTCAGATACCCCCAAATGATCGTTCAAAGTTTTAGAATACCAAGCTTGTTTGTAATGTTTGCTGCACAAGTGTCGAGCCACAGATGGCAAGGCGCAGACAGAACACAAAATCACCGTTTTTACTTGATGGCCCATAAATCCTCCTGTAAGAACATCAATTATATGCCCTTTCAATGGAGGTGGCTACTGTGAGTTACAATGGTTCGGGAACATTTCAAATAAACACTTCTGGGCAACCAGTAGTTGCAGGCACGGTCATATCCTCAACCGCCTTTAACGCCCTTACAGCGGATTTGGCAACAGGTCTGTCCACGGCTATCACCAAGGACGGTCAGACAGCTACAACGGCTCGCATACCGTTTGCTGCGGGTATTTCCTCCACCTTGGTCACAGACTCATCTAGCACGGGTACAGGGTCAATTATTACGGCTGGTGGGGTAGGTATAGCTAAGGCGCTGTATGTGGGTACTACGGCTAACGTGGCGGGTGCTGTGACCCTTGGCGGCGTGGCAACCTTTAGCGCACAACCAATATTTTCTAGTTTAACGGCATCAACGGCAGTGGCAACAGATGCGTCCAAAGGTCTTGTTAGCGTCACCAATACAGGCACTGGCAATAACGTGCTGGGAACTGGGCCAACAATATCTTTGCCTGTCATTGACAACATCAAGATGGGTTACACCACTACCGCTACGGCGGCGGGTACGACTACTTTGACCGTGGCAAGTAACTACCGTCAATTCTTTACAGGTTCTACTACGCAAACCGTTGTTTTGCCTGTAACTAGCACCTTGATGACAGGCATTTCTTATGAAATTGAAAACAACTCAACAGGGTTATTGACCGTCAATTCATCTGGCGGCAATTTGGTTGGAACAATTCCGACTGGCGTTTGTGCTCATGCGGTTTGTATTGGAACTACGTTAACCACCGCTGCAGATTGGGATTGGGACTATATTTCAAATTCAGCAATTACAGGTACAGGCGCGGCTGTATTAGCGACTAGTCCAACCTTAGTAACACCAATTTTAGGCGCGGCATCTGCCACATCAATTACTGTTGCTGCGGGCGCAGCAGGTACGCCATCTATTACTACAACAGGCGACACCAACACAGGTATCTTTTTCCCTGCCGCTGACACCATTGCTTTTACAGAGGGCGGTACGGAGGCCGCAAGGATTGATAGCTCTGGTAATTTGCTAGTGGCACAAACTGCAACTAGCCAAACAACAATTGGTGCGTCAATGCAATCCTCTGGACAAGTTTATTCTTGTCTTGCGGCTTCAACTAACGTTGCCACTTCATATCTTATCTATTCAACAGGTGCAGGGGCGTATCGGTTTTATGTCCAAATGGACGGAAAAATAAATGCAACAAGTACCACTATTGCTGCAATATCTGATATTCGGTTAAAAGAAAATGTTAGAGACTTAGATTTTGGCTTGTCTGAAATTATGTCGTTAAAACCAAGGCGTTTTGATTGGAAAGAAAACAAAGGCATGAACATAAAAGATGCCGTTGGATTTATTGCTCAAGAATTTGAAACTGTTTTCCCCGCATCTGTTAGTACATCTTTAGCTGGCGAAGATGGAATTGAATATAAAAACATTTGCCATGAAGAACTAATTCCAACTTTTGTTAAAGCCATTCAAGAACAACAAGCCCTCATCACAGACCTGACAACACGAATCACAACGTTGGAAAATAAATGAGTTTAGAAACAGACTTTTACGCGCACCAAGCGTCTTGTGATCAGCGGTACAAGAGCATCGAAGAAAAGCTGGAATCTGGTAAAGCTCGCATGACGCGGATTGAATACCTGATTTACATCGTCATCGCCGCAGTGTTGCTCGGGCCAGGCTTCGCCTCTCAAATGATCCTGAAGTTGCTGGGGCTGTAAATTGACCCGATCAGTTTGCTCATCGCTGCCAATTCCTGTGTTCAAGGAATTACCAAGCTGTGCGACCTGTACAAGCAAAGCAAGTCCAACTTTTTCAAGATCAAGTCCATTGCTGAAGAAATTGCCACAGATGCCAAGGCAGTCCGATCATGGTGGCAGCGATTGTTTGCAAAGCCCACTACCGCGCTCAAGCCTGTGGCGAAAAAGGAAAAATTCGTTGACTACAACGAAAGCCAAGCAATGGCAGGAATTGTCGCTGAACTGACAAAGTTCTGGACGTTGCAAGACAAGCTGGCTGAGTATTTAAGGGTTGAAGAAGAAAAGGCAAAAGTCTACGACCCGACGGTAACCAACGCCGAACAAATGCAAACCGCCATGAACCGCATCATGTGCCAGCAAGAGATGGTCAAGCTAGACACAACGATCCGCGAGATCATGGTGTACCAAACACCTGGCTTGGCTGACCTGTACACCCAGACGTATGAAATGCGCGGTGTCATTCGAGAGCAACAGGAAAAAGCTAGACTTGCAAAGGAAGCGCAGGAAAGACAAATGCAATGGCAACGGCGGCAAGAGGAAAGAAACCTACAAGCAAAACTGGCGGCAGTGGTGGTGACTTTTATATTCCTCCTCTACCTGTGGCTGTGGCTCGCCCTGTTAAGCCGTTGGGGGAAGACATGATTGCTTGGATAGCCTGTTGCGTGTTGGTGGGGCTGCTGCTGCCCTTGGGCGCTATGCTGTACCTAGACATCTTGGAAGCCAAGCATGAAGTTAAATTGCAAACGGAAAAAGTGGAAAAGTTAAGACGAGAAATTGAAAAGGAAAAACGAGATGCAAACCCCGATAGACCCAAATGACACAACCGCCAAGCACTTTATCTATTACTTTGCGTGGTTCTGGTCGGCAACATCAGTCATCTACTTTTTCTGCGTGACGTTTACACCATTGCCTGAAGGCGGTCGAGACTTTGCCAACATCATCCTTGGGTTCTTGCTGGGAACAGCGGTCGCCACAATCATTTCGTTCTTCTACGGCTCAAGTAAGTCGAGCAAAGACAAGACGGATGCAATGATTAAAGCTGACGAATCATCAAAACTATAAGGGGCAGACATGGAACAGACACTACGAGGCAAGCTGACTTATACGGTAACCCTAATGGTTGCCGCCACCCTGTGCATTGTTGTTTGCAGCATGGTGTTTACATTGATGATGGGATTGTTTGATGAGAAGGTGGACAACGCTGAAATCTTCAAACTCATCAGCCCTGCATTCCAAACGGTGGTTGGCGGGTTCATTGGCCTGTTGGCGGGCATCAAGTTGTCCCATGATGATGAAGAGGTCAACAAGCCGTGACCTTGTTCAATCCCTACGTCCTGCTTGGCATCGCTCTGGCGGTGCTTACAGTCTTTTCTGGTGGGTACTGGAAGGGCGCTGAAGCTGAGGTCGAGAAGCAGCAGCTTGTGATTGCCAAGCTCAACGAAGAAGCCCGACAGAAAGAACAGGCGCTGGGCGCCGCAGTCAACATCCAAGCCGTTCAACTTGTAAAGGCCAATAATGAAGCAAAAGTACAAATTAAAAAGCGTGATGCCGATATTGCTGCTGGCATTGTTCGGTTGCGCGTCCCGGTGTCCTGCCCCGTACAACCCGCCGGAGATGCCACCGCTTCCAGCGGAACTGACAATGGAACAGCCGAATTACAGCCAGCGACTGCTCAAGCTGTTCTCGCCGTTGGAGACGACGCAGACGCAACCGCCCGAAAGCTCAACACCTGCATCACCCTCTACAACCAAGTCCGTGAAACCTTAAAAGGCCAAAAATGAAATTGTCACCCAACTTTACTTTTTCGGAACTCACATACACCGACCACCGAGAATTTGACAACATGCCTGACGGCGATGAGTTGGCCAACCTGTACCGGCTGGCTGATTTCTTAGAGCAAGTCAAAGTCGTTCTGGGCGGCAAACCCATTATTGTTAATTCTGCATTTAGGTCAAAAGCCGTTAATGATGCAGTGGGATCGTCTGATAAATCACAGCATCGGCATGGGACAGCTTGCGATTTTCGAGTACCCGGCATGACCCCTGATGAAGTTGTCAAAGCCATCATTGCCGCTAAATTGCCCTATGACCAGTGCATAAAAGAGTTT